GCTGTTTTGAATGCAGCTATATCTACACCATCAACAGTGCCGCCTACGCTAATGTTGCCAGAGAGGTGGAGGTCTGTAAAACGTGCGCCAGATGAACCCAGTGAAAATCCAGCGTCACGATCTGCTAATGTGCTTGTGTTAAACGGACGTATTTCGTTTGATGTATTTACAAAGCGCAAACCTGTATCGCCATTGCCAATGTAGATTTTATCTGAAGAAGTCCCAATACTCCCCACAGTGGTGCCGTCTTTGCAGAACTTCGCTATATCGCCATCAGATGTTGTCCTGTTAAAAAATGCAGGAACGTCTTGATCACGTGTTACCCAAAGTGTGTTATTTGAGCCTCTGATCTCAATACCAGCCGTTCCAAAAGAAGAACTCGCCTTACCTACCAGTAAGTTACCGCTGCTGTCTATGCGCATGGCTTCTGAGCCGCCAGTAGAAAAAGAAATAGCTCCATTGCCACTTATTGCATCAAAGTCCACTCCAGCATCATCACTCGTGTTTGCAAAAGTTGATATAACCAAACCACGACCAGTTGATATGCCAGTAAACGCAGCAATATCACTATTTGATGTACCACTAAGAACGTCTAATCTTTTATCTGGCGAAGTCGTCCCAATGCCAACACGATTGTTTGTGCTATCAACGTGCAACGTATCCGTGTCCACAGTCACCCCATCGCTGGTCAAAGTACCCGTGATGTCTACGCCTGTACTGGTGGTTTCTAGCTTTGTTCCGTTGTTGTGATAGAGACGAACATAAGAGCCAGACACACCACGAAAATAGTTTGCTCCAGAAGTGTCCTCTAAAACAATATCGGTTGCACCTTGAATTAACAAATTGCCTGTGCCGTTATCTTTGATTACGCTATTGCTACCATCGTGGTAAATCTGTAGATCAGACCCAGCACCGAAGATGGCTTTGTCGTTGTCGCCGAAGGTAATATTGCCAGTAAGACTTAACGAAGTTAGCGATGTCGTGCCTTTCAGCAAGCTCTCTAACGTGTCAAAGTTCCCGTTTAGGTAACCACCCCAAACGTCCTCATCGTCGCCTACTGTTGGCTTTGCAAAGCTATAAGTTGTTGTATAAGTAACCATTATGCAGCCTCATTCCATGTGACGCTATCGTCTGTCTGTGGTGTCCAGCTACCGCTCGGGACAGTTGTTTCTGCCCAGGTATCACTAGGATTGCTTGCAGCAGTCCATGTATCTGTCGGATCAAATTCTTCAGTCCAATCGTCTACTGGGTCTGCTGGTTCTTCCCACTTCAAACGAGCGTTTGCTTCTACACTTGATAGCATAGAAAGTGAGCTAGATGTAGACTGAACCCTGTTTCCTACTGCAGAAATTGCCAGAATTGGGGTAATCGTAGACGATCCGCTCGCAATGATTACAGGCCTTGGTGTAATCGCTGCTGCAGCTGCTGCCGTAGATGCAACCTCTCGCACCCTCTGAGAAGCATCAGAAATACTCAAAGTTGGAGTTACTGTCGCACCACTCGTAGCCACCCGTATACTTGATGCCGATCCAGTAGAACTTGGGGATACCAAGGCACTAGCGCCAACCGTCTTAAATCCGACAGCATCAACACTAGAGCTTGCTGCAGTAGAGGCATCATCTTCACGAACTCGCTCCATGTTTGAAGCTGTAGAAGATGTTACCGTTAGGCTGCTGCTATCCTCTCGCACTCGTTCTATTGATGCAGAAAGCGTACCAGAGCAGTCTTCACTTACTGCACCCTGGAATATTCTTTCTGCCCCACAAGTAGATGAGCTTGAAGCTGATAGTGATGCTGATGTACTTCTTACCGCGCCAACTGAAGTTGAAACGGTAAGCTGCGGGAAGATAACTGTGGATGCACCTGCAGTGCGGAAACCAAACGTATCAACAGATGTTGAACTGTTTACAGTGGCACCAGATGTACGGTCTCTTTCAGCAGAGGCTACGACAGAAGTAGCAGGTGTTACAGACGCTGCGCCAACGATGTTTACTTTGGCAGAAGCTGAAACCGACGATGACGCAGAAACTACAGCAGATGCGTCCTGAACTACGCCATCATAGCCATAAAGACTGCGACCATATAAACTGGAGCCGTAACCAGCCATCTAATTAATCCAGTGTAATGTCTAAATCTCCACTAGGGACACGGAAAACGTCACCAGTTTCAATTGTCTTGCTTGTTGTCAAGGCAGCGTGAGCCAGCAGATTGCCAGCAGAAGAAGCGTCAAAAACACCAATGTGCGTAACTGTACCGTAGTTTGCGGTCGCTGTAGGATATTCAATCGCCGCTGAATTAGACGCAGTATTGCCGCTTACAGTGAACGTCACCGATTGACGCGCATATGCACCACCAGAAACCTCTGTGCCACCACCAGTATCAGAAGGCGCAGCAGTAAAAAGCGCCAAGTACCAAGAAGTTGGACGTGTTCCGCCAGAACCAGTAAATGCCCATTCAAGCACTTCTGTTTCTAAGTAGTTTGAGAAACTCATGTTGATCTCCTAGATATATCTGATCTCGTTATACACTATTTTGCAGCGTTTAGTAAGTGTTGACCTGTATTCTCATGCCGCTGCTTGATTGACTTGTTTTTTCGCTGACACGATTGATGTCTGAAACCGCTTTTGCATAGAGACCTGACCAAACACCTACGCGCTCGTCCTCACCAAGATACGGCGATGCCTGCATTAAAGAGCCATAAAGGTAGGCGTCAGGCGCATCTTCTAACAGCCAATTAGAGGCCTGGCTGCCAGATAGCTTTGGTAGCTCTTGATAGTATATCAATTCTGTTTCATATGCTTGGTCTGGGGTTGGGAAAAGCTCAAATGTTTCTCCAATATGCGCATAATACCTTGGACGCCCCGCTGTGTTTTGCGTACCCTCACGCCGCGTCATTATGTCTGTAAGAGTTGTAAGCTCCAATTTGAACGTATTACCCGTTATCACGCCGAAACGCACTGTCTCTAGGTAATCCGATGGAACCGCGCTGTATTGACTATCCAGCTCCCCTGATGACCTTTCAATCATCTTGTAGTGGCGTATCTCACGCTCCATTTGCTTTTCCGCAATGGTGATGAAATCTGGTATCACTGACGTTAGATCATCCCGATCCAGCCAGTTCGCTATTGCTGTTTTTAGCTCAGTGTATGTTGTTATAGCCATTATTGCTCGCTTTCTTGCATAGCTGCCATCGGAACCATCGCAGCAATAACCCAGTTGGGTGCGTTTAGCTTCCTAGCCTTTTCTATCATTTTACCAGTGACTTTTCCACCAGATAGAAGGTCTTGCGCAAATCGCATCGCCGCTTCCCGACCAAATCTACGCTCCACCTCTAAAAAACTATCAACTGTCTCTACGTCAATATCTTCAATACGCTGCTTGGCGCGTTTTGGGCTGGCCTCATACACTTTGTAATCCGCACTGTTCATCAACAATCCACCACCTGTACCTTTGGCGCGTTGTTCTTCTGCCAAGTTACGGAACAATAGGTTTGCTGGGATGCCACGCGATCCCGACAAGTAAGTATCTGAACGATCCTCTACTTTGTCATATCCATATCCGTAAGTTGTAGACTGGTCTGGGCGCATCTCTAATACGCCTTTCTGCACATCAGGTGTAAACCCTCGGTAACCTGTTGTACCCCAATCCATGCCTAACTGCGCAGCATCTGCCACCGCCAGACGCGCATCTTGTACTTTCGGAATGCCTAGCTTGTGCAGCGTTGCTTTATCCAAGCCCTTCAAAAAGTAAGCCCGATGTGTACCGCTAGGAAGATTTGCAATGTATTCTTGCATTGCGTGAGGATCAGATACACTCGGCGCATCAACATAAGGCTTTGTAGCTACAGATTGTGTTTTCTTAGAGCCATCTTTGTTCAGGATTGGGTTGCCATCTGCGTCACGCTTTACAACAATCTCTGGCTTACTGATATTGCGGATCATTTCATCAGCTTTTGCCACATCGCTCGGCTCAATCTGCGCTGACTTCATCATCTCACCAAAAACCATCCCCTCGTGCAAAGAAAAGTCAGATGATTTCTCACCCATCAAAATGCTCATGACGTATGGATCAACGCTGCGCTCTGCTTCTTTTAGCTTACTCTGAGTTGCGCTCAATGCGCCTGCATAACCCTGACCAGGGATGTCAGTAAACTCAAATCCCGCTAGACTTTTCTGCGGTGTTTCAAAAACCATGTCATTGACTGAGGTGATCGTATGTCTGCCCGACTGATCGCCCACAATGCTCATCACATCACGCCCTAATAGACCTGCAATTGTGCCGCGCTCTACAGGATCAAGGCGCTCATCTGACAAAATGCCTGTGCTTCTATGCTGAGAAAGTGCAACTGGCTTTTGCGTTGTGATGTTTGTCACGTTGGACATCGGAACAACAGGTTCACCCTTCACGATTTCCTCTGCCGATGGAAACTGAGACAGATAATCTGCAATATCCGCTCCGCTACGCTCATAATCCGCACTCGCCGCACCAACAGACTGTGGCTGACCACCTCTTTGGAACGCCTCTAATACCCCACGCAGATCGCCCTCTGCAACAGAACGTGCAGCATAGGTAGCATCTGAAATCAAACCACGCGCATTTTCTGCTGCGTTATCAACAGACATCCCAAAGGTTTCCGCTAGACCCGCTGGCGCTGTAAGATAACCCATGCGCACAAGTGCAGCAGGCGCAAGTGTCATTGCCATCTCAAAGCCCATATCTTTCGCAGCTTCTAGTCGCGCTGCGTTGGTTTGCTCTGGATCAAAGACAACTGTCGCGTCTTGCATTGCCCCGCCCATCGCATTGATCGGGTTGCTTTCGTTTACGAACTGACCTGCTGGACGCAAATTAGGTGGCAAGAACCGCTCTAAGTTTAAGTCATCAACATAGGTATCTAACATCTTGCGGCGCTCTTGACCGCCCATGCTTAGGAAATCAATGAGGTTCATCGCCCAAATCTCTCCCGCAAGTAATCTACTAGACCGCCCATCATACCAATGCGCTGAGGTCTGCGGGTCATGCCACCCATCAAACCCATCGCCGCACCCTTGGCATCACCACTTCTATAATCTTCTACTGCCTTGAAAAAACGATCATAGCCTGCGTCTAGTGTTTCTGGATAGATGTTGCCACGACTAACCCCCAAATGTGGCCCGAACTGCTCCATCATACGGCGCGTGTACTCATACTGACCGTCTTCTTGAGCCTCTAGCGCCTCAACAGCCCGTGCAATGCTTTCTATGCTATGTTTGTAACCTTCACCGTATTCGCCCACGGCATACGGCGTTTCCTCATCACCAGTTAGCTCAACATAGCGTCTACGATAGTCCATTACCACTTAACCTTATTAGCCCAGTATGCCGCGCTCATCTTGCCCTTGGCGATATTCTTGGCATGTCTTGCTTTGAATGATTTGGCGCGTTTGGTCATTGTCTTATCGCCCGTTTTACCCTGCTGCCCAAAGCGAATTGTCTTAACCTTGTCACCTTCTTTCGCCACAACAACGTGTGACTTGGTTTTGTGATTAGGTGTACGCTTAGGCTTGTTGTAGCCGCTGACACCCGCACGGGCTAGTCTAGGGTCTTTCGCCATTACATGTTTCTCATCGCGTCAACTACTAACTGCTGGTAATACTGTGGGTAGTTGATCTTCATTTGCTCTGCAAACCCAGCGCCTTTTTGCTGATCTATATATTGATCCACATAAGTCTGACGTTCGCCTAAGTCTTGCCCTGACATCGCTGCGGCAAGATTAGCTAAACCGCTATACATTCCACCACCACGATACATGCCACCTGATGCATAGCGTCCACCGCCATCACCCATGTCTGTCATGTCGCGGTATCCAAACACATTAGCAACTCTATTTCCAAAGCCACCGCCTTGATTGTTGTCACCCCGCATAAATGCAAAAAGCCCCGCACGGGGTTTGCCATAAACTGATGAAGCACGGTATCTATCCCCCGCAGCTGCTCCCTGATTATCTGAAATCGTTTTAGCAGTGCGTTTATAATAATCTTCATCACGGTCTTTAAAACCTAGACCCATAGATAGATCATCAAGAATACCCATTATTTCTTCGCTTTCTTTTTCTTGGCTGTCTTTGCTGCTTCCTTGAACGCTTTAGCAGTGGGCGCACCTTTAGACCCAGCCTTGCGCATCTTTTCGCCAGAACCAGCTTTAATCCGCTTCCGTTTGGCGTGAATGTTGGAATACAAACCTTTTTTGGGCATGGGCAACTCCTACGTTAGCTGCACTTTACCACACTAGGCTATGCCGCGCAAATTCCTTCTGATTGGTTCTCCCCAATCGCTTTCCCTGCGATAACCTACCGCAAGATACCTGAAAGCATCTGCGCCGTGTGATGTCCAATCGTGTAGCGGTCTACCCCGCCAAGTCTTTAGCTTTTCGTCAAAGTCTCTGCGATATTGCCTTAGAGCCTCTATGCCTCTGGTGCAGTTATCAGCATCAAACCAACACTTGGGGATCATGGTACGCGCAGCCTGTATGCCATCCTCTACCGCTAGTTTCGGCGCAATCTCAATGTTCCGTATGCCCAGCGCGTCAAGCGTTTCAAGCCTGCTTTTCCCTGTTCCCAGTTCCTTGACTTGAACATCATGCGGCAGAATGTGTTGCTCGTAGTGATATTCTTTGTCAAAGAGAACTTTTGCATAGTGATCTAATCCTACTCCGCTATTTTCGTAATAGTCTATAATCCTGATTTCTTGCGCAACATATTGCGCAAACCATATTGCTGTACTGTCGCCTATGCCCAAATCCCATGCAGTGATAACAGATGCAGCGCGATCATACGGCACACGGGTAATGCGCCCATCCTCTGTGGCCTCTTTCATTTCTTTTGCGTAAAAAGCCCCTTGGATTGCCGCTTCAAAGCTGCACTCAAATTCTTGCTCGTAGCGGTCATCGCCCATTGTACGTCTTGCCTCATCAAGTTCTTCTTGATCCAAGATTGACGTATCAGATGCTTTGAGCATTGCGGTGAACCAGTTAGGATCATCTTGCGCTTCATGCCACAGTTCCCAAAACTCGTTCTTTCCTTTAGGCGTTGAGATGAAGGTAGCAGAACCGCGTCTATCTGCCAATGCGGGACGGATAACATTTGACCAAGCTGACGCAGGGAAATCTGCCATCTCGTCAAGCACCACTGCATCAAAGTACAGACCACGCATTGCGTTGTAGTTATCGGCGCCAAACAATCGGAACCGCGCACCATTCAGGAAGTCTATGCGCAATTCACTATGGTTTACTTTTATTTCTGGAATATCTCTGGTGAACTCCAATGCATAATCCCACGCAACTGCTTTAGCTTGGGAAAGGTATGGAGCAATATAGGCTACCCGTACATTCGGGCGATCTATTTCAAAGCAAGAACGGATTAGATCGTTAATCGCTGCTACGGTTTTACCAAAGCGTCTATGTGCTACGATGATCGCAAAGCGTTCTTTCCTGTTGTGGAATGCTCTGATCTGATCGCGTGGTTTGTAGTCTATCTCTTGATCTACTTCTATCACTCGCGCCATTTGAGCCTAACCACATGCTGCACTTCACCCTCTATCTCTGCTTTGACCTGCATCGGTAGTACCTTGCCCATTAGGGACATAAAGGCTGTTGGGTTTTGTTCTGCTTGGAATTGTAGGTATTCAGTCATGCCCTCTTTCTTAGCTGCTTCTATGAAGCGAGGGTCTACATCTTTTCTACCTGCGTATCTTTCATCTACGATATGCTGACCTGCACGATGGGCCGCATCAAGTATGGCATCTTTAAGTAATCTGTTTACTTTGTTTGGCTTTCCCTTACGAGAACCGCCAGTAAGCACTTTGCTTGAATGTTCTTGTTTCGTACTCATAGTACCGTCCATAGTGGGTGCGTCTATATGTTGTGTATATTAGTGCATTTGTGTGGGAAATAAAAGACCCCCTGAACGTGACCGCGTCCAGAGGGCCAGTGAGGAGAGCCAGTGTATGGAGCTACACAAACCAACAGGGAGGGAGAGAGGTTGGCTCTTGCTGAGAAGATAACACAATTCTAGGCAAAAAAATACCCCCTGCGGAGCGATCACGCGAGGGGGAAGTTTAAGTGAGGCAAACCTATGATATAGGTGGGTCAACCCTATCAGGGATATTGTTAGCTGACAAGTATTCTAAGTACGGCTGCAAGTGTGCTTCAGAGATCAGTCCCATCTCTACCATCTTGTCTGCCAGCTTACCGCGTATATACATCTCACCTACTGGTTCACCTGCAATGATCCGCTTTGCGTTTAGCTGTAGTGTGTCAGGCTTCCACGGGCCGCTGCTTACTGAGCGTGTGGATGCAGATGACATAGACTTAGAAACTGCTGCGCTGATTTCTGCTGATGTAGGCCAAGAGCGTGACTTGTGCGCCTCTTTCAGTTTCAGCATTGCGCGATCCATTGTGCCGCGAATGTGATCCTCATTTGTGTCGTTAGGGAACTTCTGGTTAATCAGGCGACAGATACCCTCTACCTCTGCCTGCGCTCGTTTCTCATCTTCTAGGTGCTTTGGAATAGCGTAAGTGCCAAGGATGTTCATTAGCTCATTACGGATTAGCTGCATTCTTGCATCATAGTTCATAGCATTATACCTCATCAGCCCAGCGCTCACCGTTTAGCCAAGTAGCTAGGTGAGGCATGTATTGTTTGTCTTTACCGTCTAGTGTTGCAACGTATGCTTCCAGTTTAGGCAACAGATCAAAGAAGTCTATCTTCTTAGAAGCTGCTACATATGCTTTTCTGGCCTGCCCCTTTCCTACCTTACGCGGATACATTTCCCATAATTGGTCAAAGTAATAATTCACCTCATCATCCTTTGATGATGTATATGGTTTACTTCCAAGGTTATTACTTACAAGGTTAGTGTTCGCATTCCGAACAAGGGGGGGTGCAAAATCCGAACAAGGGTTGTCCGTATTCCGAACAAGGGTATCATCCTTCAGCGTCAGTACATAATCTGTGCTTTTGAATGCTCCATTGTTATCATACTTTCTCAGGCGTTCTATCAAACCTAGCTTTTCTAAGGTATCAAGATGACCGACTAATGCAGTCTTGCCCATCTCCGTTACCTTGCACAACCGTGCTAGACTTGGGAAACATTTGCCTGTTTCGCCATTATGGTGATCTGCAAGCCAATACAACACAATCTTTGTTGCAGGCTTCAAACCCTGTTGCTTCATTGCTAATGCTGTCATATAGTGGGACACGAAAGTGTACTCCTTTCACTGTTTGATACTAAAGACCCGTTGCTCTGTCAGGCGCGGGTCTTTTCCTATTCTACATCCATAAAATAATCAGACAAG